CATTAACGCAGATATTGAATCCACTTATAAAATGTGGTTTTCAAATTGAGGCTATTGAGGAAGCAATGCCTCCGGCAGATATGATGGGTATGCCGGAAATGTGTAATGAAATGCGTAGACCTATGATGTTGTTGGTTAAGGTTAAAAAGGTTTAATAAACAACTTCCAGTTTGTCGAACAAAATTGAATCATTCAACCAAACCATCGCGGAGAAATCCCCGGTGGTATTTTTATGCCCGGAAGGAGGTGACTTCCTATGATTCCAGCCCTATACCCACCAAATGCCACGGATTTTTCCACCTTTGGTCTTGGTGTGCTGACGGATACCATTTCCTGCGAGGTCACCGAGGAGCGCAACGGCGTGTTCGAGTGTCTTCTGAAATACCCGGTCAGCGGTCAGCATTACGGGCTTATCACCAAGGAGTGCATCATCAAGGCAAAGCACAACGACACCGCAGGCGATCAGGCATTCCGCATTTACCGTATCACAAAGCCTCTGAACGGCATCGTCACCATCTACGGTCAGCATATCTCTTACGATCTCGCCAATGTGCCGGTGCTGCCGTTTTCGACGGAGAGCCGCTCACCGCAGCTCATTCTCTCGCAGCTTCTTGCCGGAGATACACGCTTCACGGGCTGGACGGACTACTCGGACGCAAAGGCGTTTTCCGTCACGCAGCCGAAAAGCGTCCGGGCGTGTCTCGGCGGCATGGAAGGCTCCATGCTCTCCAAATGGCACGGCGAGTTTGAGTGGGACAACTTCACGGTGAAGTTCCATTCGCACCGAGGACAGAAAACCGGTGTGGTCATTGAATACGGAAAGAACCTCACCGCATTGGAGCAGGACGAGGACAACAGCGGCGTGTACACGGCTCTGCTTCCGTATGCGGTGTACACCCCAGAGGGCACGGATACCGAAACCGTGGTCACGCTGCCGGAGGTTACGCTCCCCATTGTGACTTCGGAGATCGTCCGGTCGAAAACGCTTATTCTGGACTTTTCCGACCAATTTGGAGAGAACACCGCCATTACGGAAGAAGCACTCCGTGCCAAAGCCAACAGCTATATCAAGGCAAATCCGCTGGGTGCGACCATCCCCACGGTCAAGGTTTCCTTTGAGCCGCTCTGGAAACAGCCGGAGTATTCGGCACTCTTGGAGCGGGTCAACCTCTGCGATACCGTCACCATCCGGCACTCGCTTCTGGGTGTCAGCGTGTCGGCTATGGTCATTGAAACGGTGTACGACACCCTTGCCGAGCGGTACAAGAGCATTTCCCTCGGTCAGAGCAAGTCCAGCATGATCACCACCATCTCCGAGATGCAGTCCTCGGTTGATAAGGTGGAGTCCACGGTGGGACGCTTTCCGAAGCTGCTCCAAACCGCCATCGGCAAAGCAACCGGCCTTATCACCGGCCAGAGCGGCGGCTATGTGGTCATTCACACCAGCGAGGAAAACGGTCAGCCCTATGAGCTGCTCATTCTGGACGCTCCCTCCATTGATGAGTCCGTCAATGTTTGGCGGTGGAATGTGGGCGGTCTTGGCTTCAGTCACAATGGCTACAACGGTCCCTATGAAACCGCCATTACGGCAGACGGGCAGATCGTCGCAGACTTCATCACTTCCGGCTCTTTGGTGGCGAACATCATCAAGGCCGGTGTTATCCAGTCACAGGATGGCTCGTCTTATTGGGATTTGGAGAGCGGTGAAGTGGTACTCCGTGCGTATGTCTCAACGGAGGAGTTTGCGGAGAAAACAGCCTATCTCCAGCAGAATGTGGACGGGCTGAACAGCTATGTGGCGACCCTAACCGAAACCGTGGAAACGGTGTCCAACGACCAGGGCGTCCTGGAGGAACGGGTGCTGAACTCCGAAAGCCGTGTTTCGGAATTGGAACACACGGTGGATGGACTGTCCGTCACCATGCAGGAGCAGTACATCGGCGGCATCAACTATGTGCAGAATTCCTCCGGGTTGAACGGCATCACGGACGATTGGAGCTACTCCGGTACGGTGAAAACGGATGCCTCCACAGATACGCAAAACAACACCATTTCCGACTCCTGCTTTGTGCTGGGCGCATACTCCTCGTTGTCGCAGTACATCCGAGGGGTGGTTCCCGGCACTTATACGATCTCGGTTCGGGCAAAGAAAACCTCGACCATGTCCGGGTATTTCTATTTGACCTACAACGGGAACAAAACCAAGTACCTGTTCAATAAGTCCACGGCATTTGACTGGACGGACTATTCCGTGACGCTCACGGATGTGACTGACCCTACGCTGCGTATTTACTGCTACTGTCGGGATGCGTCCATTTACCTCGCCGACATCATGATCTCCGAAGGAGCGATTCCCCGAAAGTGGACGCCTGCACCCAACGAGATCTACACGCAGGAGGTCAAGATCGACAAGCGGGGTATCGAGGTATCCAACAGCGCATCGTCTCAGCGGACGGTCATCACAAACACGGAGTTCGCCGGTTATTACAACGATGAAGTGATTTTCACTCTGAACAAAGACGAAACGCAGACCAAGAAAACCACGGTGGACGGCGAACTGACCGTGGGCAAAACGAAGTTTGTCCCGATGCCAACGGCGTCCGATGGGCTGAATATCGTCATTCTGGATTAAGGAGGGAAAGCTATGGCAACTTGGAAAAGTGCGGCATACGATGGGCGCTATCTTCAACTGGACATTTCAGAAAGCGTGAATGTGGTCGGTAACAGCTCGACACTTTCCTGGACGCTGACCTCTACCGGTGGCGCATCCACTTACTACACCATTGACACGACCACTGTAACGATCAACGGTACGACCGTCTACTCAAAGGAACGTACCTATTGGGATGACCGTGTTTTCCCGGCAAAGAAAGGTTCTGTCAGTGGCACGATTACTGTAGCTCACAACAGCAACGGCAGCAAAACGATTGCGGTCGGATTCTCGACCCGTGTTTATATCTACGGTTCACAGGAATACGGCGGCAGCATGACGCTGACTACCATTGACCGCTCTGCTCCCACAGTTACATTCAGTACATCGAATGTCACGGCAAACGGGTTCAAAATCTCCGCTACATCCTCTGCCACGGCGGACATCTGGCAGTACAGCACAAACGGCGGTTCGAGCTGGACGCAGTTCTCAACGACGGCATCCACCAGCGCCAGCGTAACATTGTCCTCGCTTTCGCCGAACACGAGCTATACGGTGAGGGTCAGAGTAAGGCGGCAATACAACCACGTCTACGGCACTTCCGGCAGTTCCACGGTCAAGACGCTGGGCGGTGCTGTGGTGAATAGTGTCAACACGGTGACGGCGGACAATGCCACGGTTTCCATTACCATCAATGTGACCGTGTACGAAGCCTCCTACACCAATACGCTGGTGCTCAAAAACGGCAGCACGACCATCCTGACTATTTCCGGGTTTTCCTGGTCGAGGGGTACAGCAAACCGCACAGTCACGCTGTCATCGGCACAGAGAATAACGCTGTTGAACGCTATGGCGTCAATCAAGTCGTTCACAGGTACCTTTGCGGTTTCGTCTTACAGTGGGTCTACGCAGATCGGCAGCACTTCAAGCAAAACCGCCACTGTACTAACCACGGCGACCAATTCCGCTCCGACCATAAGCGGATTCACTTATGCCGACAGCTACACGACCACAAAGAACCTCACGGGCAACGATCAGCTGTTCGTACAGGACTACTCAACCCTCAAGGTCACCCCCGAAACGGCGACTGCGAAGAACGGAGCGTCCATTTCCAACTATACCGCTTCCTGCAACGGTTTATCCGCATCCAATTCAACTGGGTCTGCTATCACAGTCGGAAAAATTGCCAAGTCCGGCAGCGTAACGGTCACGCTCACGGTCACGGACTCCCGCGGTTATACCGCCAGCGTTTCCCAAACTATTACGGTCATCCCATACGCAAAGCCGAAGGTGTCCTCGGTGACGCTCCGACGAACCAACGACATTGAAGCGGAAATGCAGCTCAAATTCAGAGGCTCTATTTCTGCTGTTACCGTAGACGGGACGCAGAAAAACAGCGTGGTTTATGTGCGGTATCGGTACAAGAAAACCAGTGAGAGCAGTTACGGCAGCTACACCAGCATCTATTCCGGCACGACAAAAAGCGGAACCTCTTTCAGCTACTCCAATTTGGAACTGTGCAGTCTGGATGCCAACAGTTCCTACGACCTCCATCTACAGGTCCAAGACAAGCTCTATTCTTTGAGCAGTCTGGATCTATATTTTACTGTTCCGCAGGGTACGCCCCTCATTGCACTGCGGAAAAAGAAGGTCGGCATCAACACGCCGGAGCCACAAGCCATGCTGGATGTTGCCGGGGATATGCGGGTGGATGGCTCACCCCTTGCGGATTTTGTCATTCAGCAAGGGATAAGCGGCATCTGGAATTATCGTAAATGGAAAAGCGGTACAGCGGAATGTTGGGGTCAGTATTCCTTTACGACCGCCATTTCGACGGCATGGGGCGTGCTCTATGAGAGCGGTGCAATTGCGCTCCCTAATTTTCCATTTACCTTCGCGGAAATTCCTCATGTCCATATCTCCACGGAGAACAGCAATTACGCCATGTTTGTGGAGCGAGGCAGTTCAAGTAGCTGGTCTACAACAATCAACCCCGGAAAGATATTTGCCGTAAGACCAAATACAGTACCATCGGCAACCTACAAAGTATCAATCTATGCCATCGGAAAAGTGTGACGCTCCGGCGTCACTTTTTTCATACCCATTTTTAATTTCAAAGGAGGACAAACAAAATGAAAGAATTCTGGACGACCATTCAGGTGGTTATTGCCGGTATCGGCGGCTGGCTGGGATGGTTCTTGGGAGGATGTGACGGCTTGCTTTATGCGCTTCTGGCTTTCGTAGTCATCGACTACATCACCGGCATCATGTGCGCCGTGGTGGATAAGAAGCTGTCCAGCGAAGTCGGATTCAAGGGCATTTTCAAAAAGGTGCTCATCTTCGCTCTGGTTGGCATCGGGCATATTCTCGACACCCGCGTCATCGGCAGCGGCTCGGTGATGCGTACCGCCGTCATTTTCTTCTACCTGTCGAATGAGGGCGTGTCCCTGTTGGAGAACGCCGCATATCTGGGACTGCCCATCCCGCAGAAGCTGAAATCCGTTCTGGAGCAACTTCATGACCGCAGTGAAAAGGAGGACGAATAATATGGCTTACACGAACAGTTCCTTAGTGTCCTACACCAAACTCAGTCCGAACCACTCCGGGCAGCGCACCCACAGCATTGACCGCATTACGCCTCACTGCGTGGTGGGTCAGTGCAGTGTGGAAACGCTGGGCAACATCTTTTTGCCCGTATCCCGTCAGGCAAGTTCAAACTACGGTATCGGACCGGACGGCCGTGTCGGTATGTATGTAGAGGAGAAGAACCGTTCCTGGTGTTCCTCTTCCAACGCAAACGACCAGAGAGCCGTAACCATCGAATGCGCTTCCGATACCACGGAACCGTATGCATTTCGTGATGTTGTGTATCAGACGCTCATCAAACTCTGCGTTGACATTTGTAAACGCAACGGCAAAACAAAGCTGCTCTGGCTCGGTGATAAGGCAAAGACGCTCAATTACAATCCAAAGCCGGACGAGATGGTACTTACCGTTCACAGATGGTTTGCTAACAAATCCTGTCCGGGCAACTGGATGTATGCCCGTATGGGCGACCTTGCAAAAAAGGTGACGGCGGCACTCGGCGGAAACACGAACCCTGCAAAGCCCGTCAAGCCCTCTGCGACAATCAAAGTCGGCGACCTTGTGACTATCACAGGCAGCACCTACTATGGCGGCAAATCCATCCCCGGCTGGGTGAAGAAGCTCCGCTGGTATGTGGTTGAGGTCAGTGGGGACCGTGCAGTCATTAATAAGGACGAGTCCGGCAGGTACGCCATCATGTCGCCGGTCAAGACCTCTGCACTTGCCGTGGCAGGTACCAAACCCACCGATGACTATCGCATCCATACCGTGGTGCATGGTGACACCCTCTGGGCGATTGCCAAGAAGTATCTCGGCAACGGCAGCCGCTACAAGGAGATTGTCAGTCTGAACGGACTGACAAGCAATGTCATCTACAGCGGTATGAAGCTGAAGATCCCGAATAAGTAAACCGAACCTATCACACGCTCTCTGCGGATCATTCCGTGGAGGGCGTTATTTTTTTGCTCTTTTTTCGTTCAAGATGGCCATTTCCCTCCAGTGGGTAGTGAGAGGGGCCCCTCTCGGACTGGAGGACAATCTCATGACAAATGAGCAAAGAGAAAAGATAACGGCCCTGCGGCATCAGGGCTTTGGATATACGGCCATCGCCAACAGCGTCGGACTGTCAAAGGACAGCGTCAAAGCATATTGTCGATCCCACGGCCTCGCCGGTGAGAAGGCAGAGAGCCACAGCCTTGCGGAGGTTCCCACACAGCTTTGCCTGAACTGCGGCAAAACGCTGATCCAGTTCCCCAGACGGAAACAGAAAAAGTTCTGCTGCCCGGAATGCCGGACGGCATGGTGGAACGCACACCCGGACGCTGTGAAGCAGAAGGCCGTTTATACCTTTATCTGCCCAGAGTGCGGAAAGGAGTTCACGGCCTACGGAAACGCCAAGCGCAAGTACTGCTCCCACGTCTGTTATATTGCGGCCCGGTTCAAAGGCGGTGATGCCTGATGAGCAAGGAGGAGCTCCACAACGATATGCTCTACCATGCAGCGATTTCAATGGCGAAATCCATGCTCGAAAAGGGCTTGATCACCGATGAGGAATACGCTGAAATTGATACAATTCTGCTCGAAAAATACCGACCATATTTGGGTACATTATTATCCGAAAACGCTTGATATTCCTGTCTTTTAGAGTGATATATAGACACTACCGGAAGGAGGGATATCATTGAAAACAGTAGAGAAAATCGAGCGAAAACTGCCGGTTCTGAAAACAAGAAAGCGAGTCGCTGCCTACGCCAGAGTGTCGATGGAATCCGAGCGGATGCAGCACTCGCTTTCTGCACAGGTGAGCTATTACAGCGCACTGATTCAAAAGAACCCCGAATGGGAATATGCTGGCGTTTTTGCGGATTACGGGATCTCCGGCACCGGCACCAAAAAGCGTGAAGAGTTCAATCGCATGCTGGCTGAGTGTGAAGCCGGAAACATCGACATCATCCTCACCAAGTCGATCCAGCGTTTTGCGAGGAACACCGTGGACCTTTTAAACACGGTCCGGCACCTGAAGGACCTCGGCATTGAGGTGCGCTTCGAGAAGGAAAACATCAATTCCTTGAGCGGCGACGGAGAGCTGATGCTTTCCATCCTTGCTTCCTTCGCACAGGAAGAAAGCCGCAGCATTTCCGAAAACGTCAAATGGGGTACGATCAAGCGGTTCAAGCAAGGCATTCCCAACGGCAAGTTCAGCATTTTCGGGTATGAGTGGCAGGACGACAAACTGGTCATCGTACCGGAGGAAGCAGAGATCATCCGTTGGATGTATGCCGAGTACATGAAAGGCGCATCCCGGATTGAGATTGGCAGGGCCTTGATGGACCGAGGCATTTATACCCGGCAGGGAAAGCCGTGGGTGGACTCCAATGTGAAGGTCATCCTGACAAACATCACCTACACCGGGAACATGCTCTTCCAGAAGGAATACTGTGAAGACCCGATCACCAAGCACCGTAGGAAGAATTACGGCGAGATGCCACAGTATTTTGTCGAAGACACTCACGAGGCAATTATCCCGATGGACGAATGGCAAGCGGTACAGGCCGAGTTCAAGCGCAGACGGGACCTTGGTCCCTTCGGAAACAAGTCGCTGAAACTATCGGCTTTCTCCACGAAGATCACCTGTGGCTGCTGCCGAAAACACTATCGCCACAGTGGAAAACGGAATACCGCCGGTGAGGTTTACTACATCTGGATCTGTCAGACGAAAAGCCAGAAAGGTGTGTCGGCTTGCCCCTCGAAGAACATCCCGGAGAAGATGCTCCAGAATACCGCAGCGGAGGTGCTGGGCCTTGATAAGTTTGACGAGGACGTTTTCAGTCAGCAGATCGAGGAAGTCATCGTTATCGGAGACGATACCTTGACCTTCCGCTTTTACGACGGCCACGAGGTCACCACCAAATGGCAATCTACTGCCAAGACCGACTGGTGGACAGACGAGCGCAGAAAGCTCTGGGGAGAACGGCACAAGCGCAAGGATACCAATCCGAACCGGAATACCTTCTACGAGTTCACCGGATTCATAAAATGCGGCTGCTGCGGTGCCAATTACCGCTGCCAATCCGGAAAGCGTAAGGACGGCACCCCGACACGGTCTTGGTATTGCACCGGTCCACGTTCCGAATGTCGGAATCCGGCTATCAGGGACGAGACCATGAAGCGGCTGGTGACTGAGATCCTTGGCCTTGATGAGTTCGACGAGGCTGCGATGGACGCTCAGATTGAAAGTGCAACAATCCTCGACCACATGGTCACGTTCCATTTCAGGGACGGCCACATCGAATCCAGAGACTTCTTGGATAAGCGGCACGGCACCCCTTGGACCGAGGAACGGCGGGAAAAAGCAAAAAAATCCATGAAGGCCGCTTGGACAGACGAGCGCAGGGAGGCAATGAGTGAAAGAATCAAGAAAATAAGGAGCGAAAAGAAATGGCCAAATCCGTAACCACGATACCGGCGACGCTGTCACGCTTCACGGCGGCACCGATTAACAGCACTAAGAAGCGACGTGTGGCGGCCTACGCTCGTGTCAGCACCGACAACGAGGAGCAGCTGACCAGTTACGAAGCGCAGATTGACTACTACACGAATTACATCAATGGCCGGGATGATTGGGAGTTCGTCGGGGTATATCCTGACGAAGGCATCACCGGCACCAATACCAAAAAGCGTGAGCAGTTCAGGCAGATGGTTGCAGATGCCCTTGACGGCAAGATCGACCTGATTATCACGAAGTCGGTCAGCCGCTTTGCCAGAAACACAGTCGATAGCCTGACTACCATCCGGAAACTCAAGGAGCACAACGTCGAGGTCTATTTTGAAAAAGAAAACATCTGGACCTTCGACAGCAAGGGTGAACTTCTGCTGACGATCATGTCCTCGCTGGCGCAGGAAGAGTCCCGGTCCATTTCCGAGAACTGCACATGGGGCCAACGGAAGCGGTTTGCAGACGGCAAGGTCACGGTTCCGTTCAAGCGATTTCTGGGCTACGACATGGGGTCGGACCACAACCTCGTGGTAAACCCAGAACAGGCCAAGCTGGTCAAGCGCATCTACGGAATGTTCCTGCAAGGCCAGTCGCCATTCCAGATTGCCCGGACGCTGACCGAAGAAGGCATTCCTTCTCCCGGCGGCAAGGACCACTGGAGCCCCAGCAACATCAAAAGCATTCTCACCAACGAAAAGTACAAGGGTGATGCGCTGCTGCAGAAGTCCTTCACTGTAGATTTTCTGACCAAGAAGAAAAAGACCAACGAGGGTGAAATCCCGCAGTACTACGTCAAGGACAACCACGAGGCCATTATCGATCCGGAGACCTTCGAGATGGTGCAGACGCTGATGACTACCCGCACCAAGGGCCGGAACCGCAAGAGCTCGGTCAGCATCTTTTCCAGTAAGGTCAAGTGCGGAGACTGCGGCAGCTGGTACGGGCCGAAGGTCTGGCACAGCAACGACGCCTACCGGAAGGTCATCTGGCAGTGTAATCACAAGTTCGACGGCCAGAAATGCGCCACACCGACACTCACCGAGGATGAAATAAAAGAACTGTTCCTCCGGGCCGCCAATCAGGTGATCGACCAGAAGGAACAGTTTATAGCCATATACGATCAGGTCCTTTCAAGAAGCCTCGACACCACGGCACTTGAGAGTGAGCTTTCGGATCTGGAAGCTGAAATCAACATCGCTGCCGAGCTCATCGAGGATTGCATCAAGGAGAACGCTCACGTCGCCCTCGATCAGGATGAATACCAGAAACGATACGATGCTCTGGTGGCCCGGTTCGATAAGGCCAAGGCCCGACACACCGAGGTCACCGATCTAATTGCCGAGCGCATGGCCCGAAAGCACCAGATCGAAGCATACTTGAAAAACCTGCGGAGCCGGGAGCCGCTGACGGAGTTCCGGGAAACAGACTGGCTGGCGATGGTGGATTACATCGCCGTTCACAGCAAGAACGACATCCGGGTGACCTTCAAGGATGGCACGGAAATCGAAACCTGACCCGCAAGAAAAAAGGAATGCCTCCGAACCATATCGGCTCGGAGGCTTTTTCGTTAGTCATCTTCCCAGATAAAGTTTACGTGGCCGCAGTGCGGACATTTCACATACCCGTCTGGATTGTTGCCGTTTTCCCACGGGGCTGTATATGATCCGCCGGTCATTTTTTGGCCACAGTTCTCGCAGGTTCTCTCGTTCTTCCTTGACCGAAACAAGACGTTTACAAGCTCTCCGTCGTCTTCAAGGAAAAAGCGATCTCTGCAATTTGCACAATTGAACCAACGCGACTTGTCAGGCCAGTCGCCCTTCATTCTCTTGCCACATTGTGGGCAGTTCATTACAACACCTCCTTACGCACAGTTTTTCACATAATCCCGGACATAGGTCTGGTGGTCGCCGAGGGTGATCCCCAGTGCCTCTGCAAGCGCTCTTTGCTCGGGGGAAGGCGTCCACGAAGCAGGCAGATTGCGGATATGTCCGTTGACAGGGAAGGCTTCACCACCGTTGATTATCGCCAGGACGGGGCGCTGGGCTTCATGGACGACGTCCGTGACCGGGAGATCGACATGAATCTCAATGGGCTGCGGAGCAGGCTTCTGACCTTGGCGCAGCACCTTCATAGCCAGTTTGGTGACGGAATCCCAGTTCTTATACAGCAGGATGCCGCCAACCACCACCACCGCTACGCCCCCAGCAATCAAGACTTTCTTCTTGTTCCGCTGCCACCAGGTTCTCTGCTCGACATCGGGGATTTCATGGTTCTGCATAACACAGACCTCCAATTTCAAACTTGGGTGTTGACATTAATGTCCGTGCCCTGTATAATGCATTATAGGACATTAATGTCCGCAAGTCAACATTTTTCCCGTCAGTCGGGTGCGGTCATTTTTGCGTCATTTGTCCATGAGGAGGTAAGCAGATGGCAAACAAGGAAACGCCAAAGGTGCCCATCAACCGGGACCGGTTTTTTGAAGTTTTAAAAGCACGAGGCAGCAGTATCAGAAAACTTGGAGAAGCATATAACGAAATCCAAAGAACGGAGAAAACGATCCGTAGATGCTTGGACGAGGGGAAAATGCCGCCAGATCTTTTGGAGCGGATTGCCAGGTTTCTGAATGTCCACCCCGATTATCTGGCTGGTATTTATGACGAGAAGGCAGATCGCATAGAAGACGCCTATCTACGCCATATGTATTTAAAAAGGGTTAAGCCAGAGAATTACCCGTATCTGCTCAAAGCACGGGAGGACATCGATTATTCGCGCTACTTTGAAGATATCCTTACCATGAATAATATTTCTATGGAGCAGTTCAAAACGCTTGACCCAGTTGAAAGGGTTCTGTTCCGGCAAGAACTCGTACTTGCAATACTTGAAGCAATTGCAAAGCACTTCAAAGTCGACTCTCTGGGCCGCGATATTGCCGAAGACCTGGATTACTGCAGGTCGTTCGTTGATGATTTCGACCCCTTTTCATATTTCGCTGAATTGGAAGGCATCGCCGTTGAAGACGATTTTGAGGGACCCTCCCCTGAAGAAATGGAGGAATTGTCCGAGATCGAGAAAAAGCGGGCTGAAAAATATCCACCTAAAAAATCGCAGGAATAATGAAGTACCTCCGAACCAATCACATCGGCTCGGAGGCACTTTTCGTTATTCGTTTTGTTTCGGGCAAATCCTCGGCAGCACTTCCAGGAAGTGTCGACCGATCTTCTCCGGGTCCATATCATTCGCCTCGCAGATGAAGCGGATGGCGTCCGGCAACAGAATGTGTCCCTTTGCTTTCTCTTCCTTGTACTTCATCCATTCCTCATATTCCTTGTTTGTGATCTGTTTCATGCTGCCACCTCCATATAACAAAAACAGCCGGGACACCCCGACTTCCACAACTTACCCCTCAAATGCCAACTTACCCCTCAAGCGGCAAAATCGGCGGAGAAATAATTAAATTGTATCAATCTCGGTGTTTTCATATCTAAAAATCGACTGTCAATCCTGTCACATTCCTGCGAAACCAGATCGCACATTGCTTTTACCTCTCGCTCGGCAGTAAAGACCTCGCCATGTTCGGCAACCCTTTGCTTTGACTTAACTTGTTTCGCCACGCTATTATCACCTCAATTAAAATAAAGCAACATAATCGGCATTATGTTGTAAATCAAAGCAAAAAAATAACGCCCACCAAAATCAGTGAGCGTTGAAAACTAAAAATAAGCAGGAAAAATCAAGCCTTGTCAAAATCAGAATTGAAAAGGCTTATTTATGATGTGTAAAAATGACAATTTTGAATAAATTCCTACTTTTCTGTATGTAATTTGTTGTGGTTTAGTTTAAAATATGATATATTTAATTATATTGGAGTTTTAATTTGAACTCCCAATACAACATAATGCCGATTATGTTATATTTCTAAATTATAAGTCGCATATCTTCCATACGGCGGCGATGTTCCGTGCCAGTGGAAATGATATAAATTCTTGTCGTGTTTATGCTTGAATGACCGAGAATATCGGCGAGCTTTGCAATATCTTTTTCGATGTTATAAAATACACGGGCGAATAAGTGGCGCAAATTGTGAGGAAACACCTTTTGAGGATTGACATTTGCCTTTTTGCATAAGTTTTTCATCTCTCGCCATATATTCGTGCGGTTTATCGGCTTGCTGGTTCGTGTTACAAAAATCATACCGCTTTTAATGTTTTGCTTCGCTGCATAGCGGAGCAGTTTTTTCTTTAAGTCCTTTACGATAAAAATCGAGCGTGTTTTACCTTTTAGTGACACGGTGGCTTCACTTTGCTTTACTGCCTCAACGGTTATGAATCTCAACTCGCTGACACGAATCCCAGTTGCGCATATGGTTTGTAAAATTAAATTTAATCGCTCATTGTGATTACTTTGCGCCGCTTTGCAAAGCCTTGCGTATTCCGCTTTGGTGAGTTCTTTTTCTTCAGAGCAGAACACTTGATGTTGCACTTTCAGAGCCTTGATTTTTAAATCAAACCAACCTAAAAACGCAAACAGGCTGTTTATGCTTGCAAGCATCGAGTTCACACTGCGAACGGCATGGTTTTCTCGCAAATGCTCTTTGTATGCAATTACAATTTCTTTTCTTATTTCCTCATTGCCTGCAAAATCTGCAAAAACCTTTGCATCTCTAAAATATTTTTTCGTTGTGGCTTTGCTCTTTTCTTGCAAAATTAAATATTTTTGAAAATCGTTGAGATTATTCGCTGTTAAAATTCGTCTTTTCATCGTATTTACCTCCGAGTGAATACTGAATTTATTGTACCCGAAAAGTATGAATTCAAAACTGTTATACCGATTGAGGTAGATAGGCTTGTTGATTTAAAAGTTAAAGTAAGGAAAAAGATTAATCAGTTGCAAGACAACAGGTTTAAGTGTATACTTATCAACTATTACATAAACAATAAAACTTTTGAACAAATAGCAGAGATTATACATTATAGCAAAGCACAGACAATGCGAATGCACGGATATGCTCTTGATATTCTTGAAAAGATGATACTAAATGCAACAAATGATATTGAATGATACTTTTATCAGTGCTAAAAGTGCTAAAATGGTATTGTGAGATGAGGGCGAAAGAGAGTGTGAAGCTATTATTCAAATCACTCCACCGCCAACAACTTGTGTACTTCTTTCTATATATTGTTCATACAAATACACGCTCAGTAACAATGAGTTGTCCGTCAGAGCGTTATCTGACCCACATACGAGTTGCATTTTTTGTACCTCCTGAGTTATTTTGCATGAGAGCCGTCCAATAGGGCGGCTTATAATACGGTTCTTAAACAGACAGTGTCAGAAATGACTAATAGCGGTCTAAGAACCGTTGATTATGAAACTGGCTGGAGCAATCGTACAGATGTCGCAGCACGCAGGGCAGTTATGACAGGGCTTACACAAGTTACCGCAAAAATTAACGAAAACAATGCCGAAAAGCTTGGAACGGATATGTTTGAAGTTTCGTGGCATAGCGGTGCCAGACCTTCACACCAGGTTTGGCAAGGGCGTTGGTATAAGAGTAGCGAGCTTGAAAGCGTATGTGGTTTAGGCTCTGTTACTGGCTTGTGTGGTGCTAATTGCTATCATAGCTATTATCCTGTTATTCCTGGCATTTCCGTTCCAACATATACCGAAGAAGAGCTTGACGAAATGAATCGTCAAGAAAATATTCCGATTGACTACAACGGCAAGCAATATACAAAATATGAAGCTCTGCAAAGACAGCGACAACTTGAAACAAGAATGAGAGCAGAACGGCAGAAAATCAAGCTATTGCAGGACGGTGAAGCTGATGAAACAGATATAATGCTTGCAAGGGCAAAGTATAGAGGTACTTCTCAAGAATATACAAGCTTTTCAAAAGCTATGGATTTGCCACAGCAAAGGCAGAGAGTGGCTATTGACGGTTTGGGGAATATTGGGGTTGGAAAGTGGAAAATACCTGTTGAAAAAATTAATCTTGATGATATAATAGATTTAGAAGATGTGAATATTTCAAAAGTAATCAGAAGTGGCAAAATCGAATTAAAGATTAATGATGGTAAACAAGGAAAACATATTAAAGGACACAATAATTATATAGAAGGAAGAAGTTATATAATAATTTCTTCCGAGGAAGTTCAAAAGCTTATTAACAAATATGCTGGAACAGGAATGTTAATTAGAACAAAAAACGGAAAATGGGCTAAACAGGAAGTGATTACTACTAATACTTTAATAGGCTATGATGTAAATGATATATCTGGTGCTGAAACTGCTACTAAGGCTTTTAAAATTCATTATAGTAATAAAGGTACTCACATAGTACCGAAAAAGGAATGATATTATTGATTTTGCAAAACACATTAAAAACAATTAAAAATTTAAATAATAAAACAACTCTTCGGGTAGTATGCAAGGGTGAAGTGATAATCGAAGGTGAATATAAAGGATACACCTCTGCGTTGAATAACGAGCCTGAAATCGCACAGCTTGACATTTACTCAAAGAAAAATAATACTCTGTATGGTTTGTTAGAAACAGAAATAGTTTCTATTACAGTAATAAATTAAACCGCTCCTTGAGGGCGGTTTTTCTATGGCTGAAAGGTGGTGATAATATGTATAAAGAAAAATTGCTATCTCAAA